ACATGCTTATGAAGATGCTCCCGGCAGGGTGGGATATGTCAGTAGATTCTAAAACACCAAATGCTATTTGGTTTTTTAACGAAAAAGAACTCGGCAATTTATCAGAAGATGAAGAAAGATTTATTAGTAGTATGGGCGGGGACATAAAAGATATAAAGAACAAGATAAAAATGCCAGGTGTTCAGGGTATGCCAGGAGGTGAAGAAAATGAAGCTTCTATTTGAAAATTGGCGTAGATATATATTAAATGAAATAACCCTAGATCAAGCTAGAGAGAGACTCGAAACCAAAGTAATTAAAAAAATAATTAAATCTTCAATATATGACCTCAAACAAGAATACGGCGATCCCTTCAATCTCGCTGATGACGAACTTGAAGACATGGTGGTTTTTGAAAAACTCTTGGAAAGTGAAGCATATGTAAAGGTATTTGCAAAAATATACGGTTATGTTTTAGATAAAATTATAATGTCATTAGACCTAGATGATAGGGAAAAAGGAACGGCACTTAATTGGCTTATCTCTGTCAGTAGGACCGACAAAAAGATCCCGGACGCCGTCTACAGTGAAAATCCGCAAGAATTTTCGTATAATTTTGCACAAGCAATAACCTCTGAAATAATGCAATCAATTATTGATATTGCAGATTCGGCTGACGCTCGTGAAATTAAAGGACGGGCAGGACGGGCCAGCAAAATTTATGACATAAATTACTTGGCTGGTATTGTAGATGATTCCTACGACCCCCGGTATCCCCCCTCTACAACGACACAATACTCAGTGGATTCCGAGGAATTCCAGATTAGAAATGATCTATTTAGAAAGTCAGCCCCATTCAAAGCCGTCGCCGCTGAAGTATACAGCGTCAGCCGTGATCATCTATACGAATATATTCGATATATAAAAGGCCCAATGGAAAAGTTCTTTCATTATCAACAGTTCATGCCGGAGAAAGATATAAACAAAATAAAAACATTTGAAGAGTTTGTAAAAAACACGGAAGATGCAAGTGACGCCATAGAAAGGTATCAAAATAAAAAATCTTATGAAGACGTTGACCAAGGCACTGAAATTTTTAGAGATGATGACGATTTCTTTATTGCTGCCATTCATAATAAAGGGGCTGCTTGTCATTGGGGCAAGGAAACTGACTGGTGTACAGCCGCACCGGGCTTAGATTATTTTAGGCAGTACTATAGTATAGCAAGCCCAATAATTGTTTTAATTGATAAAAAAGCAAAGTTCATGTCTTCTGCGGGAAGGCCAGGCGGCCCGCATCGTAAATATCAATTTCATTATGCTACGGAACAATTTATGGATGCGAGAGACATGCTGGTTAAACAGCCGCAACAAAGTTATATACACCGCGAGATTATGAAAACGGACATACCACACAAGTATGCCAATATTAAAAGTGATTTCCTAGAGATGGTAAGCCAGTCCCGCGATTACTACTGGGCCGCGTATACCGATCTCGGGTGGCCAGCTCTCGATAAAGTGCTTGCTGGAAAAATACCAAGTGGCCTTATGGTACTGTCGCGTCTTGAGGCAAGAGATCAGGCATATCAATACAACTATAAAGTGTACGAAAATTATATAACAAACAAGATCAAACAAAGAGACTTGGGAGCCATAACAACAATCATTATAGCTCGATATATTTTCGACGCTTTTGGCCTCTCCCTCTCCCCGGCGAGCAATAGGGGGCCTATGCTCATGGCCCATCAATTTATATTAGACAACATAGAAGATGTGTTGGAAGCCATACCGGAAGACAAAGATTTCTTTAAAGCGTTCCCGAGGGAGGCTCAAAAGTCAGGCGTGCTCATGATGTCGTCGAAACTTTCAGCAGCGGCGGATTCTGTGGAATCGTTTCTTAGGAACAGGGAATACTATGAAAAACTACCAAATAATTTAAAGGAAAAGTATGTTAGATTAATAAATATAGCTGACGAAGCATCGCGAGAAACAACAAATGTATCCTGGGCTCGGTCAGCGCTCAGAACAATTGGCGTTCCGCAGGATCGCCAAAATGGCGGCGAAGAAGAGAAAGAAGATAAAACAGAAATAACAGAAAGATGGAAAAAGCTTTCAGGAGTGAGGGGAAAATAAAATGAAACTATTAATTGAAAATTGGCAAAATTATCTCAATGAAGCCCACGGCTTAAACCAGAAAGATCTCGACTACGTTAAAAACTTTATTGATAAAACTGATGATAAAGAATTAAAACGAATTTTAAATTTTATTGTTAAGTCCAATGTCCTAGTAGATAAGACCCAAGACGTAACCAAAATAAATAATAAAAAAAAAGTAGAGGATCTTGAGGAAAAGTGTCAAAAAGGATATAAAACACATGAGACTAGAAAAACAAAAAAAATGTTCGGCAAAACGTATCGCAATTGTGTTAAGGCAGAGGGTATAGATGAATGAAACTACTATTTGAAAATTGGAAAAAATTTATAAATGAAGCAAAAGAATTGGTTTGCCCAAAAGCGACACAAGACCTTGAGCTTAATACAAAAAATCGTAATGCTGCCATAAAGGCAGAACATATACAGTATGGCCCCTTAAACCTTTCCGATCAAGATTATTGGGTTAAAGCAGCAGAACATTGGAACACAAAACCGGAAGTTGCAAAAAAATCTAGGTGTGGGAACTGCATTGCTTTTGATATCTCACCCAGGATGCTAGACTGCCTACCAGGGCCTGTTTCGGAGCCAATCGAAGATGCGGAGGGCAAACTTGGTTATTGTTGGATGCATCATTTTAAGTGCCATTCCGCCAGATCGTGTTATACTTGGGCTGGAGGAGGTCCCATAACAAAGGACTCAATATCAGCAGAGTGGCAAAACAAAAATCAGTAGGAGGGGCAAATGAAACTTTTAGTCGAAAACTGGCGTCAATATTTGAACGAAAACGAACAGCAGTTCCAGATATATTGCGATATGGACGGAGTTTTGGTAGATTTTATGAAGGCAGCCGTTGAAACAATTAACAATGATGTCACTGACATGTCTATCCCAAGTCATAAGGAAACAGGCGGTATAACCACCCTCGGACGCGTGCGCCGAGCCCTTGAACAGGAGGGCAGAAGTTTTATTACAAGAGAGGATATTGAAACCAAAAAAAATCAGACAAAAGTGCAAAAAACGGCTAACTCGTACATGTATAGAAGGGTTGAGGACGACTTTGATTGGTGGGCTAAACTAGAATGGATGCCCGATGGAAAAGAGTTGTGGGATCATATTAAAGTTCTTAATCCATATATTCTCACTTCTCCGATGAAACAAGAGGGCTCGCGAGAGGGCAAGAGAGCATGGGTTGCAAAAAATTTAAAATTGCCCAACGGTGGACAACCGGAGAAAGTAATTTTAAATTCAAAAAAATATTTGTACGCAAATGTTGGATCAACCAAAAACATTCTTATTGATGATATGACAAAAAATACAATTCCGTGGAATGAGGTAAGCAAGGACACAGGCAGTGTGGCGATACTTCATACCTCAACCGCAGATACAATAAGACAGTTAGACAAGATCCTTAGAAAGTAAATTAAGCGTTCTTTTTCGCTTGTTTCGTCGCCGTAGCGTACATCACGCTTTCGGCGTCTTTGCCATATCTGTTCTTAAAATCTTTTTTATTTTTTTTCATGCCTTTGACGATTTTCTCTTTCTCTTTTTTCTCTGGTTTGGTCAACTCTCTTTCAGACAATTGTTGGCCTCTCATATGATTCATAACAGTCGATAAATAATCATGAGCTTTTGTAATTTTTGATTCTACCCACTCCTCTAAATCGCTTTCCTCGGCAATCATATCTTGGATCATCAGACCAAGTTCAGAGATCCGACCCAACTGACTGCGAGCCATGGACCCCTCGCCGTGTTGTCCCTCGTCAAGAGCCTGTTCTATCTCTTCGCCAAACATTTCACTGGCTTCTTCATTGGTTAGAACAACTTCTAAATCCTCTTTAATAAGATAACTACGCCAACTATTAAACAGTGTTTGATTCTTTGTATACGAACTAAATTTGCTCATTAGATAATATCTCTCGGGCATTCTTTAGGCAAATAAGACTTTGGCCTTTCTTTATAAACTTCAAGGGATGGTTGTTTCCATTTTAAGTTAGGACAAACTCTCTCATGATATTTTTTATCTTTTAAATAAAACTCTAAACCCAAAACTCCATTTTTCAAACCCTTAACACCTTCTTCACATTTTTTAACTTCCCCACCCGAGTCATTATCCGGTTCGTTAACGGTTTCTTCAGACCTGGCCTCGATAGGCTCGGGGACCTCAGGGGTGGACGATAATATCATGGAAAGAAACAAAGTATTCATTACTCGGCCACCAACTTTTCGATGCGAGTTAAAGTAGCTTTCATATATTCTATGTCTTTTTCAATAGAGATAATCGATCTAGAATTGTCCTCTGCTTCTTCAAATTTCTGCTCTAGGGTCACGATAGTATCCTCAGCATCAATAAGATCGTCACTGATCTGAGCTAGGGAAACATTTGTATTCCAGACCCAGCCAAAAAGGGGCAATACAACTGTGCCTAAGACGACAGTGAACACTTTCCAGAGTTTGTCAATACTAGTATTAGACATTCTGTTTATAATTAGTACGTAAAAATTATAAGAAACTATTTTTTTCACCCCTCGAAGTTAAAGGTTGTAACTAGTTAATTATAGGGGGGGCGATGAAATGATAGTATTTTTTACTTTCTTATTAAGTTGTGTGAGTGAGTATGATATAGGGAAAGAGCGAGATATACCAAGCGTTGTATTAGACAGCGTGCAACAGGACACGGGTCATCCACCCTTGGTTGTAGAGCCACCTAGCAACAACGTTGAACCGGATCCATTTGCTGAAATACATATTGAACCATACGATTATGATTTTGGTGAAGTTCATGTCAACTGCAAATATGAATATGATGTTACTGTTTCAAGTGTCGGAACTGCCCCGCTTATAATAGATAACATAACATATAACGCCACGCCAGAACTTTCACTGGTAACAGGGTATTCCTTACCTATAATAATTCCGCCCGGTGATAGCATCGTTCTGACTTTTGAGTTTAATGAGGTGGACACCATCCAAGACTCGGGGCATATGTACATTTATTCTAATGCCCTTGGTAAAACAACACAAAAAGTAACCAATAGTGGCATTGGGGCGGTTAGTGGCACATACACAGATGTGTTTAAACAGGTGGAGATAAGTAAAGCAGATATTTTATTTGTTATTGATAACTCTTGTTCGATGGGTGAAGAACAAGAAGACCTGGCTGCTGAGGCAGAGGATTTTATCAATACCCTCATAACAAAGGGGACAGATTTTCAAATTGGGATTGTTACAACAGACAACTGGGTAGATGTTGTTGGTTTGATTACTCCGCTAAGCGCAGATCCAGTGGGCGAGTTCGCCGCAGGCGTTATGGTGGGAACAGGAGGAAACGCATTTGAGAAGGGACAAGAGTATGCTATGCAGGCATTGGATTTGGGCTCACTAAGCAGCAGTCGATACGGCCGAGAAGATGCAGCACTGTCTGTAGTTGTTGTTTCCGACGAGGACGATCAAAGTCCACTTACCGAGATCGAATATAACGATTATTTTTTCTCTATAAAAGACCCCGACTTATTTTTCTTTCACACAATTACCGGCACTGATATTTCATGTGTTTCTTCGGATGTTGGTTTAAGGTATATAACACAAAGTACCATGACGGGCGGCAGTGTTTTAGACATCTGCGGATCATGGGGAAACAATTTAACTACAATAGCAAATTCAAATTATATTATTGAAGATATTTACCCTCTTACAAAAACGGCTGTTAGGGGGACAGTTGAAGTTTTCCTCGATGGTACCCCCCTAAAGTCAGGATGGTATTATGACACTGGCTCTAACTCTGTTATCCTGGAAGACAAAAGTCTTGTTGTAGGAAACGAGTTATTTCAAATTATGTATGACTACTTAGACGACTGCCCCTACTGATATAAAACTTCCGAATAACAGTTTTGTTACTAGTTATAGTACTTGCTTTTTAATGTAAATGTGTTATATTAAAAAGTTACCTGTGGGTATCACTATATGAAAAACATACTTGAAAATTGGGGTTCTTTCCTAACGGAGATGGCGTCGTATGCTAGAGTCAAGAAAAAAATAGACGATGAAAATATGGAGTTTGTGGCCATCTCGGCGTTCAGGGCATACCGCAGTAATAAAGAAAATCTTAACCACGACAAACAAATGAAAATCTATTTATCAAATATGGGCTTTTCATATACAAAGACGTTAGGTGGTTACTCGGAGCCGATGGTGAACCCTGAAACCGGGGAACCCGTTGTAAGAACCGACCCGGAAACCGGAGAGGAAGAAGAATTAAAAACTGATGTGGTGGAGAAATCAATTATCATCACAAAAGAGCCAAGGCCAGATGTAGCTTCTCCCGAAGGTGCCCCTTCTCTATTTGAAGTAGGGATGATACTGAGCCAGGCTCACGATCAAGATTCTTTTATTCATGGCGGCCCCAACACAATCACCAACCCTAAAACAGGTGAGAGTGAACAGACTATGTTTATCGCCGGCTACAGTCGTGAAGGTGATAGGATTAGGGAACCGTGGGCCGGACCCTGGTCTTCCTTTGAGGAGGCAACAAAGGACGATGTGTATTGGACAAAGGTTGCTGGTGTCAAAGGAAAGTTTGTGGAAGAGAATTATAAAGTAAAGTTAGCCGAGGCCAAGAAAATAAAAGTAGAGAGTGGATTCGATGCCCTCAAGAGAAAATATTATATCGATAGATATAAAGCAATACTAGGGAACTAAAACAATGAAGTTGATATTAGAGAATTGGAGAGAGTTTGTAAATAAGGAGCCCGAACGTTTAGACGAAGGCGTTATGGGTGGACTCGTAATACAGAAAATGATGGCCAAGGTTGATGATCTTATTCAATCTAACAACTTAAACGAAGTAGATAATATCATACCGTTACTCAAAAATCTAAGCCGTGAAACACAGCACCAAATTATAAAAGCACTTGACGGGGTTTTGTATGGAGAGGTGCCGTCAGTCGAATTCGCCAACTGCGGTGCAGGAGAGGGAACCCCGTACTACGACCCTGCTCCAACATACGAACCACAACAGTCGCTTAGAGAGCGACCCCTGCGCTCCCCGACTCGGGTTGCCACTGATGTAACTTCAGTAAGGAATCTTGGGCGGGGTTCATCCACAGGAGCAGATACTGGGCCCACTTGGAAAGACTGCTATAACAAGGGTTTGGTTTTAAAAACCGGCCCAGACGGTAAAGGTTATTGCGGCGAAGAAGGAGAGGACCAATTGGGAGAAAACATTAGGGCAATGGTGGAAAAACTTAAGCGCTTAGGGCGCAGAGCAAAGGAAAAAATTATAAAGGGTCTCGATGGGTTTGTAGAATCAGAACTTGAGGGCTGCTCGGGCTGACCCCCGTGCTCATTAAATAAAGGAATTAGAACAATGAGGATACGCATCAGAGAAAGTAAGAAAATAGAAGAAGAGTTTGATTTAGGTTCTACGGCAACCTCTATCAGCAACATGTCTTCCGCCATACAGGCAATAAAAAATGGGGAATCATTCTCCTTTCCGGTTAACACCGAAACGCTCTCGAAATTTGAAGCTCTGACACCCCAGTCAGAATTTGGTGAGTCTGGCGATTTGACATCTGTGGATCCAAAATTAATTCTTGCTATCGGTGGAACGATCGCAGTCCTTATCTTGGTAGCATTCGCACTTAACTATGCTGTCAAATTAAAAGCAAAAGTCCCCGGAGGTGAGGGAGAAATTGTTTTTGAGCCGAGAAACGGCAATGAAGAGCCACTAGACGAGGGCGTGTTTGACTTTGTTTCTGATAAGGTTGACGACACCAAGGCCAAGATGAGAGCGCAGGCGAAGGCATCGCTAACGGAGTTCTTTAGAAATAGTGCGGACAGTTTGGCTGCTCAAATAATTCCTGGCGACAATATGCTAACCAGGCCGTTTGAAAGAATGCTCGCGAACGCCATGAGAGAAAGGTCAGATGAGATGGCGGACTGTGTGCTAGACATCTCAGGCTTCTAAAGCGCGAAGCGCCAAAATTTTTTTTCTTACCGTTGGGCGTCGAGCTTAAGTTTGAGAACATTATTTTCTCGCTTCACATATTCAAGCTCGACCTTCATAGCGGAGATGTCTGTTTTGAGTAAGATGAGGGCAGCGGTTAAATTTTCCCTTTCCTTCTCTAGTTTATCCACACGCTTTATAAGGTCGTCCCTATAAGCAGTGCGGCTTAAGTTTTCTTCCTTACGACGTTCAGCACGTTGTTTCAGGACAGCCTCATAGAACTTCCAGCCTCCAGCAGACAGAAGCCCGCCTACGACACAAGTAACAATTGCAGTGATCGTTGCGTTATCCATTAACTTTTTTATGTACCGCCTCTTTTTTCATTTTAACATATATCCAAGACCAGAGAACAAAGTATACAAATGTGACTGTCAGGTTTTTAACGATGACCATCTCAAAGACTAGCTCAGGGTCAGATAGGAGATCCACACAGTAGCGCATGGTAGAAAACACATGCAACATTAAGTATGTTGCAACAAAGCGAACACACCACTCTATTTTGTTCAGTGTAAGCAGCGTCCCTAGACTAACAAATAGATATACCATATATAAATAGTAAGTCTCAGGCTGCCCTAGTTCAGTCCAGAAAGAAAGCTTGGTCCAAAGCACTTGGTTATTACAAAGATCGCTCACACTCCAAAAGAATAACAAGGGGTGGTAATCGTAATAAATGAGTATATCTTTGTACTTTGCTAATAATTTGCTCACAGGTGGGTAAGTAGTTAGCTAAAAGCGCAGCTTCAAAAATATTTTTCCGCTAATCCTTCCGAAAGTAGAAGTTGGTTTATGTTTTTTTCGTCGATGTAAATCGTACCTATGCAACGACCATATTTACCCACACCATGGGATACCAACACAAATTCGCCTTCTGTTGCCCCTAGAAGGCTTTCAAGGCGTTGCTTGGTTGCAAGACCCCTAGACTTCTCTTCCAAGTCCTTGGTGCGTGTCTCAGGGGCATCTATGCCCTCCAATCGAATACGCTTCTTAACCCACACATCAAACCCCAAGTCAACCAAGGCATCAACGGTATCACCATCGACTACTCTGTCTAGCTTTGCTTTATACTCATACATACTTTATTTATCACCCTTCATACGAAGCAGACGGTCCTCTGCATACTTCTCTCTAACCATGGCAAGACCGCCCTCAATCTTTTCGATTGCTTTTTGAAGCATATGCCTTTGCTCACGCATAGCTTCAACAATATTTTCCTGATGGTATTGAATACGTTCTTGAGCAATCCGCTCATCTTCCTTTTGATCTCTACGCTGCTGCCAATTCATAAAAAGAAGGGACGCAGTCCATAAACCAAGCGGCCCGTACTGCGCTAGGCCCTCTATAAGTGTCGTTTCCATACATAAGACCTCCTATATAACTAAATAGTTTTTACCCTGCTGTATCGCCAAGAAAACCGGAGTCCGGAGATTGATCGACGGGAATCGTCGAAGCCGAATTCTCCAAGTCTACGGTTAGTGCCGGCGAATTGATACAGGCAGATAAAACAAGTAGTAGAACTAAGGAGTATTGCATTAAACTTATTTCAAGCCCGCGCTTCTGCGATATTCGTCAGCCGTGGCATCAAGCTGTGGATTTACTCGCACTATATACTGAACTTCCACTTTATCTTCGTCCCATACGTATCGTACTTTTCGAAGTTGGTCACTGGCTGTTCCGGTGGGCCACCCCGCGTCCATCAATTCCCTTCTTAGTTCGGTATGGATAAAGGGCATTGGTGGTGTATTGTGAGGCCAATCCTCAAGTCCAAGAACTATGGTCTTCCTGGCTTCCCCCACCTTCGTGGCAGGGTCGTAGCTAGCCCCGTCCGGGGGAAGTGGTGGGTCATTCGGTGGAACGGTCTCTGCGGGTTTTCTTTTTAGTTTACCCACAGCCTGCTTTATACCTTGCCCAACTTTCTGTGAAGTTCTTTTTATGTCTTGGCCAATCTTTTTGAATGGGCCATGCTCAGTCTCAGATAGTACAGCTTCTATCTCCTCTTTGATAATCTGCTCTAACTCAATTGATGTAAGTATCATAATTTTTGTCCTTGTAAAAGTGGGTATAGATCACGTTCGATGAGTGCTATTTGTTCTCGTTCCAAAAGTCTCTTCAAGGGGAGCTTCTGAAACTGCACCAATAAGTAGTGGCCAAGTTCAGCCACGCCGTAAGTTTGGCCACTAAACCTTATGGTGGTGACACCACGCTCTAAAGCCCTCAGGAGTATAATAGCGCCTTTTGCTGGCACGTCCACACCTGGGAGTACAGACGCCGCGTTTAGAACTGCCTCCAACGGTTTACGCCGCTCTGTAGAGATGGCAGCATTGACCAGATCAAACGGCTCACCAATTCCAGGCGCAAACCCAAGCACACCAAGACTAAATTGCAGGGCATCCAAAGCACCTTCAGACCACGGGGTATGCCGTTTGGAAGAACGTTGACCCAATCTTCCCAAATCATCAACTTCATTTACGGGTGCTTTCATTGGCACATTCTTATTCAAGCCTGGATATCTCTTCCCGCTCGCGATTTTTTCTAGTTCTGGTGGAAGTCCGCCATAAGCAACACGCATCAGCGAGAAAGCAAACGAGTTGCTGTTCATGGCTGGACCATATGCTGTGGTTGGACCATACGGTACGTTGTTCTGGTAGCTACCGAACACTGCCCGCAACCTTTCATGGAATTGTTGTCCTGTCATGCCCCCTGGTGGCTTTATTAAAACTCTTACGTCTGCGGTGCTGGGGTTATCCTTGCGCCAATTGACAATTTTCTCTAAGTTTTTCCAAGTTGTATCCTCAAGTGCTTGCTTCACTTGTGCATAAGCTTCCTTGGTGCCAATTCTTTTTGCGTTCTCTGTTGCTTTTTCCCAAACCTCGTCTGCTTCTTCATCTCTCCCAAAGTCTAATAAGCCAAAGCTCATGCCTCTGGGTGAGGCCATGCCTGCCCTAGCAAGATCTTTCCAATCTATGCGAAGTATTTTGTCTATTGCAACAGCCCCTGCTGTCTTGCCGCTGAGGTTTGTGACACCATCCGGCCCAAGAAGCATAACCCAAGCGTGATGCACTGGTGACCAATCCGGTCCCAATGCTCTAGACGCAAAGTAGACCTTGTAGTTCTCATCGTATTCTGCAAAGTCTGATCTTTGACCTCTGGTTGTGCTTTGCTCGTTTAGTATTTTTCTTTTTTCTTCAAATACTTTGTCAAGCTCTTCACTAAGAATTTTTTCAATATCACTTTTCGTAACGATCATGCTTTAATTAGTTTTTATATTTGCAAATCTCAAAATTTACTTTGGTGGTTTTTTGCCTTTCCATTTGTCAAGCATGTTTAATATTTTATTGCCTATCTTTTGTAACACCTTACGCATATTCTCACTCCTTTAATCTAGAAAATTTTTACCGCCGTTTTTTCTTGCCGAGACCAGTGAAACCTCCATTTTGTTTAATATCGCCCAGGGGGAGATAGAACTCACTTGGGGTAGTGGGGGGTAGTATACTCTCGTGGGGTTAGTAAGAGCAACATACGCATTTCTAAATCTCCAAATTTTTTATGCGTACCGCTCGTGTACCAGGGGCTGGGCGCGGGTAGCGGGCTAGGGTAGCACTCACATTCCGGGGGGAGGGGGTAGTAGCTCCTCCCACTAACATTATAACACACTTGCCCTAGTAAGGCAAGCACAAACTTGTCAAGCTAAAATAAAACGTATGTCAACTCCCCCTAGTAGCTATTGACAAAGGGGGAGTAAGGGGATAGTGAGCTGATCTGCTCCTACCCTCCTCTCGCACCCCATCTCTACCCCATAGAAAACAATAAACTTTTTCTTGTTGCGGAGTGAAGGGGACCACTAGGGTCCACCCTCCCCCACTTCCTCCCACTTCTCCCCCTAGAGGAAAAGATTCTTGTTGTGGCTTACGAGCCATGTACCGTTACGCCCCTTCATGGCACGAAAGATACTCTCTCCCGTGCGTGGGATGGTGACCAGTACGGTCGTGCGCTCACGCTCTACTGGGAGTCCAGCCGAGCGAAGTGCTTTGACCATAGCGTTGAGGTTCGTGCTGTCCGCGATGAATGAAACCATGTTGTCTCTCCCTTGTTGCATATATCTATTAACCGTTTGAGTAGAAGATGCAAGTTTTATTTTTATGACCTCGGTTGTACTTCTACTGCATCTGCACTTAGCCACTCAACATCTTTCCAACCTCCACGAGTAGGCTCCTCCCCAAACCCGATACCGATGCGTCCTTCCTTCGCCCAGAATATTTTTCCTACCTCTCCGGTGCGCTCTCCTTCGAGGACACAAACAAGTTCTCCCTTCTGCGGTAGCGCCTTGGTGCGCTCGACTCGCTCGTCGCACAGGGCGTTCATGTAGTCAACCCACGTCATGCCCTCTGGCTTGTTGGCTACTGCCTCAACGTTACGCAGGTACGTCCAGTGCTTGTTGCCCTCGTCGTCACGGATGCCGATGCGGGTTCCGTACTGTCCCTCGCGCTCCCAGAAAAGAATACCTTCTGTACCCACAGCAACCTTACGTCCCCGTGCGACCACGACGCGGGAGTTCGTGTGAACCGTCTTGCACCAGCGCTCTGCGTCCTCCTCAGCGCGTTGTGCTGCCCTCTCTGCGTTCTCCTGCTCAATGACCGCAAGTTCGGCCAGAGCGCCCTCCTCGCCACCCTCACGGAAGGCAAGCACCGTGCGGCTACCACCCTTGGTGAACCACTCGACCTCAACCAGCACTTCCTCGCTGGCGTCCACGACAACCTTCTTGGAGCGGTTCGGGTCTTCGGAGTGACCTACCTCAATCTCGCAGATGGTCGCGCTCTCACGGTCCCAGACGTTGGTGTACCACTGTGTCCCCCAGACGGAGAAGAACACGCGGATGGCGCGAGAAGCCTGTGGGCGTCCGTTGCCCATGCCAAGCACCGCGTCCTGAAAGTCTGCAACCGTCTCGCCCGCTTCGTTCGTATAGATGATAGCCATGTTCCCTCCTGTTGTGTACTACACTTAACCGATTGAGAAGAGGACGCAAGTTTATTTTTTGCGTCCTCGCTTTCTTTACGCTGTGCGCCGCCAGACACGGATGCGGGAGTCAGTGCTGCCTGTGTCCGACTCGCGGGAGAGTCGGTCCAACTCCGAGTCCAGTTCACGCATGAGCGCGGCGTGTGCCCTGCGACGGTCCTCGCGGAAGACTGCACGGAGTGCCCTGTCTTCGATGTTGGATGCGCGGGAGATGCTGCGCCCCTTCGCGTTTGCGCTGCGGTTGGTGCGGGGGTTTGCGGTGATTCGACGACGTGCCATGTTGACCTCTGCTGTTGTTGTTGTGCTTACAATATAATCGATTGGGTTAGGCTGTCAAGTATTTTTTGTTTCTAGTTCTACAATCCCGTGTGTCTCACAGATGACCTGTGCCTTGGCGTAGCCCGCCTTGGTAGCGATAGCCCATGCCAACCCGTAGGGCATACCCTCGCGAGTCGTCGGTTGTCCCTGTGGGCTATTCCAAGTCTTAATCGTGTACATCATTCCCCCGCTGTTGTGTGATAACTAATAACAAGCCCTCAGTCGCCTGTCAACCCATCCTCGGTAAGAGTGATGCGACCGTGCTGGCTAACCGTGTGCCCACAGTCCTCACACTTGCTAGCTGCAACGAGCACCGCATCACCCGATGGCCCGCAGCAGTCATACTTCCGAGCAGGAGCGCCGCGTCTCCCACCGCTGGTGTTGACATTTTGAAGCGCCACGCCTTTCCCCATGTACCCACCGCACTCTCGACACTCCATGTTCTTTTCTCCTTGTGTGTTCCTCTTAACTGGTCTGGGAACAGGTGCAAGTTTTTTATTCGTTGTTGATAAGTCTTCGTTCCAGATAACCAGTCTCGTTGGTTTCGTAATCCTCGGAGACACGGCAGGTGATACCAACTCTCTTTTGCTCGTACTGCCCCTGAGCAGACAAAGTTTTCTGCATCTCCTCTACCACTTTCTTGGCGCTGCGTAGGCTAGGCACCACTGGATTGCAGTTCATGTCATGCGCCAAGGGTGCCAACTTGTGCATCTCTCTCCATATCTTAATAGCGCTAATCTTGTGGCGGGTGCAGCGCCACATGGTGTCTGTGAACGGGTAGTAAGTAAGGTCTTCTGGGCGGGGTTTAATATCGATGACTGTGATGTCCATGCTACCTCCTACAAACATCTATTAACCGTTCCACGTCAGTGTGCAAGTTTTTTATTTACTCCCTCCGCAAAGTAATCTTACCACCACAGCCCTTATGAGTAAAGGTAACTCCTCGCTGCTTATAGCCTCGCGGCATGCGTGCGCGATGCCCAAGGTTCCCGCAGACCTGACAATGCACCGCGATGGTCCTTTTCTGGCGGACTGCCGACACATCATAGCTGTGGCACCGATGGTTTTTCTTCACGCCTGTGATGCGCGTCATTATTTCTTGAAACCTTCGCGTGTGTCCACGCTCATTGTACTTATGCACAAGATACGCATGAGTCATCTCATGAACCAAAGTGTTCTCAATCTTGTCGATTGGGTAGCCCAAGCTACTGAACAACTTATCAGAGAGGGAGATTTCCGTAGGCTCAAGCTCTTCACCGTTCCGAGAATATCTGCAATACCCAGAAGTTGTGGTGAGCCTGCGGTTCCACCTTAGCTTAATCGCTGGGACTTCGCAGTTGAAGTGTTCGATGTTGAGTTTCACAAACATGCGGTGTAGGTTTGGTTGTTCCATGCTGCTCTCCTGTGTTGTGAATACCACTTAACTGATTGGGTCGAAGGAGCAAGTTTTTTTTAGGTGAAAGCGTGAGCGGGGATAACTACCTCCTCCCCAGAACCAGTATCGGCAGTATCCAGTTCATACCCCGCTGCCATCAACTCTGCGGTGTGCATTTCGTTGGTAGGGGCGTCGTCAATCGATTCGACCCCATTACACTCACCAGAGATTCGGGGGGTGCCATTAATCGGTGGGTAAACGATGCGATTGGTGTCATGAACCTCGACCTCGCTCCCCCTCACCACTCGCTTGTGTACTGCGATGATGTATCTGGTGCAGTCATTAAAGATGTGGTGTTCGTCTGGGTTGGTGACCCCAATGACCTCTCCCTCGACGTAGTACCACCTATCGCGCTTTCCATCGGGAAAGTCATGCGAGCGCACCACCGTCCCAATAAGTGCCTTCGCGTTTTTAAGATTGACATAGTGTCGTTCGCCTGCTGTTGCCATGTTATCCCCCTGTTGTCTGCTTATCTTTTATCAAAGAATCTTGTAACTGTCAAGAACAAATATTTAAAACCTTCTGTAGTCTCTCGCAACGCTTGTTCGCTCCAAGGTAGCACAGCGATAGCAAGTAGCGAAAGAGCGGAAACGGCAACCAACTCAAACACGGACCCTTCCTCGGCATGCTTTCTTGCTCGCCTGCTTCCTGCGGTCAGGATGACGACCCGCCTTTGCAGACCGTGCCATCATAGCCAACACCAGTGGGTTTCGGCGCTTGGGTGCTTTGTTTTTCTTTGCCATGTTCTCTCCCTCGTTGTATTTACAATCTAACAAGCAATCGGACTCTTGGCAAGTTTTTCTTCCCACTCCTCAAGTCGAGCCATAGCCGTAGGCGATTCATACTCAACAGCCATCTCCATCCTAAGCTGCTCCCAACGCCGTGCCCACTGAACCGCGTCTTGAGGAGTGGCGTCCTTTGCGAAGGCGGTCTGGAACGTCTCAATGAGTTCTTGCTCGCCCCACGCCTCGTCAATCGAGGTGCAGCTTCCACGACCCACCATCGCATCGCTACGAATGGCGTCAATCATGCTTTGCTCTTTTGCCGTGGGAATCATCTTCCAGTGTTCTACTGCCATGCTGTTCTCCTGTGTTGTGTAAACATCTTAATGGGTTCTGGTTTAAGAGTCAAGGATTTTTTTTAGTAACGCCCTCGCATATTATTATGGTAGATTGTTTGGTAGCACTCATGCTCAGTGACCTCGCGGCCCAACTCCCTAAAGAGGGTCTTCAGTTTTGTGTTCAGTCCACGCGCCTTCATCATGGCGGCGGTGCGACTAATCTCCCCGTCACAGTGGAGGTTCTCTGGCGAGAGTGCGGCATAAATGCTATCAATCTCTTTAATAATCTCCAGTTCTGTGCGATATGGTCGCTCATATGTATTCGACAGCGAAGGGCTGTCGTGCCACACAAGACTCTTTGGCACTCGCCATGACCCACCGCTGTCGTACTGACCACGGGTGCCGCGAGTTTCCATCGCGGTAATCTTGTAGCTCTTCTGGTTCACCTTGGTGATGCGACCACGGGTCTTCTCACCATTGGGGCGACCAAACAATACTGTGTCTCCAACTCTAAACATGTTCTCTCCTCTGTTGTTGTGTATACTACTTAACTGGTTGTTGATTGGTTGTCAAGGGCTGGAGAGAGCACGTCGCCGATGCGCCGGTCGAAGGTGCGGCTGGGGTCGTCAATGTTTTCTACAACCCTCAACTCCCACTCCCAAGCCTCACTAATGAGGTTGGCCCACCTAACAGTGCATAGAATATCTTCTGTGTCCGTGGGGTTCACCATCCGCACACCAATAATCACGCCAAAGTCTTCCTCTAGTTCTTGTGTAGTTTCGTTAAAGTATCTTACTGTGTTGCCTACTTGCATGTCGTCCCCCGTTGTTCCGTACTGTCTACTTAACCGACTGTAGCTTCTTGTCAATGTTTGATGCGAGAAAACGTGCGGTGGCACGGTTGTGGCACTTCACCTTATCTCCATTGGGGCTAACTACCCAGAAGGAGTTACCCGAAAGAAAAATCTTTGCTCCACTCTTAACCTTGCTGCTCATGCTCCCTCCCTTAACTAACATCATAGACAACATATTTACCCCACTCAAGAAGGACGATTAGGTCGTCGTTACCAGAGACGAAGGTCATCGCTTCTGCTTCCCATAAAAAACTCTTTACTTCTTTCATGTTCTCTCCTGTTGTTGTACTAGTAGTTTAATGGGTCGGCTGGGATGCGTCAAGCATTTTCGCATTTTCATATACTCGGATGTACTCCCAACAGGAGCCTACCTGCCTACTGCCTTCGCCGCCCACACAGTGCCTCCATGCTGACTTGGCTCCCTTTTGTTTGCTGTACCTGCGAGCCGAGATGTCGCTGTGAAGGAATACGTCCTGCACGCCATGTTCAAAACAGATTTTGTAGGTACGCCCAACGCTTGTGTAGTTAAGTGGCATCAGATAACTCCGTGGACTGTGAGGTTAGCCCAGACGAGCACGGTGCCGTAGACCCAGAGCAGCATCATAGCTGGGTGGGTGATAAAGTCTGCTAAGTCCATTTTGTTTCTCTCTCTGCTTGGGTTGTGAAGTCTATTTAACCGATTTCAGAACCTTGTCAACCTCTTTCCAGTTAACAAGTCCAGATACATCTCGGTCATAAGCGTCCATAGTGCCGGGATCAGCAACCATATCCTTGGCCTGCTCGTCACTAATACTATCGATACCGTGACTCCAAAGGTACGCACCAGCCCAACGCCAACCGTCCTCATAAGTCCAGCCACCAGTAAACTTTCCATGATAGCTTCGGGCAAGTTCCCAGATTCTTTTGTGGTTTTGGGAGGTGTCCGCAACGCTAGCGAGCAACTTCCGATTACTTTCTCCACGCCGGTAGACAGCAAAACTGTCGCTCATGCAAGCGGACCAATCATGATAGCGACACAGCCGCGCATACTCAGACAGGTTACACTTCGCTTTTGTTACATCAACCAAACCAATCATTGTTCTCTCCCGTTGTTGTGTATATATCTTAATGTATTGAGCGACCCCTGTCAAGCATTAATGATTGTTTGAATCACATCCTGCCCCAAAGTATTTGTGCCACCGTGAGCATCGATAACCTTTTGCACCACTTCGATGGGCACCCAACCATAAACGGTGTCGGTTGGTTTATCTGGCTCCTCAGCGTATTCCATAAGCAGTTCTTCTCTCTGGGAAGGGAACCCCACCTCCACAGCGGTCCACGGTCCCACGTCGCTGCGAGGCGAACAGTAGCAAAACCCATTTGCTTGCACGCTCATAGTAAAACCATCATTACATCGAATCTGTGGGAAGTTCATGTCCACCCTCCCGCGATGGCAACGGACGCTACCTCTTCATAGGAAGGAACACCGTCACCGTCATCATGCCACGGGCTACCTTCATTAAGGCACACACCATGCTCGTCATAAAAGTCATAAAACCTATCGTCGTCGTTCTCTGGCTCCTTGCCTTGCCAGCATAGCTCTACGTCGATAGTGCGGCCACCCATCTTATATTGTGCGACCACTTCGGTGTGTAGTTTTGACATTGTGTTCTCTCCTGTCTTGTGTTTATATCTTAACGGGTTGTGTCTTGGTTGTCAAGGCATAAAAGTCTTGCCACGTCATGAAGCCTACACCATCTACCGCCATCCCACGAGGGCTGATAAATATATTCTCTTTCCTTTCGTCGTCTCTGCCTGAAACATTAAACCTCACAGACGACCACTTCTCCGTGCCCTGATCCGTCTCTTCATCAGTACCATCGGTCATAAAAATACGAAGCATTGTTCTCTTCTCCTGTTGTGTTTACTACTTAACAAGTTGTTGTTTGGTTGTCAACCAGAATGTGGGGGGTTCCCAACTTCCCCCCACCGAGCACAGCCTGACCTGAGAATCACTCTCACGCTTACGCAACCACGAGATAGCTTACTGCTCGTAAGACTTACCCACTATCTCTCTGGCCTGTGCCCCCCACGGCCCTCCTTCTTATCCCTCAAGAGCGGAGTTTAAGGATGCTAGCATCTTTTCAACATTACGAAGTGCCCGCCCGTCCCGACCACCAACATTCCAAGTTTTAATCTGGCCTGGGCCTACGTCGTAGTAACCATAGTTCGGTCCAGACTTCCAGTTGTAGATGGTAGCGACCGAGCCATCATCAAACTTAATATCCCATTCCCAGTCTACTTTGTAGCCATCACTCTCATGAGGTTTGCCAAGCAGTTTAAGCAAATCCTGATAGTCCGCTTGGACATATCCCCGACGTGAAGTCATATTAACATTAACTTCTTCTTCATTGTGTGTGACGAAACCAATCATTGTTCTCTCCTGTTGTTGTGTATACATCTTAATGTGTTTTGTTCCGGTTGTCAAGTGTTGCGGTTTCGGGATTTGAACCCTCTCCTGATAGTGCTAGGGCACACACCCTTTTCCTATCGGTTCCCTACCAGACTGCTGTGTGGCAGCGGGAAACCCGCATAAAGTTGTTATATTCGTATCTTAACTGGTAACCTTTCTATTGTCAAGGCTGCCTGTTGAATCCACGGCACCGTAGAACGTAAAGACCGCTGTCTCGCAGTCCTCACAGTGGTTAGGCCACTGTGCCCTGTTCTCTTCGTTCAGCTTGCAGCCACAGACCACACACTTGAACGGGTTTGACACTGGGCGGTGGGACATGCGTCACCGCTTTTTAGGCTTAGTGACGAGTCCGTTAACCATCTTGTAGGCTTGCACGCGGCGAGAAAACTCCTCTCCGTTGCCAGCTTCGTCGTGATAGGCATGAATAATGCCACCGGACGACACGCCAATCCATCGGCTACGACGGTTAGTCCATGCAAACTTAACCCACTGCCCGACCCTAAGTCTGGTCCGACCAGACGTAAACCTGTCAATGTTGTTATCATCAATATAGATGGTGGAAGTGAAACTCCCCAAGTTCTTACTCGCTTTCATATTTCCTCCTTGTGTGAAACTATTTATCCTGTTGGCTGTTGACTGTCAACACTTTCTTCAAATAAATCCTTTAGCTGGTCCTTGTACATCTCTACATCATAAGACCAGCCCTCGTCTGCTGCGAGTTTGCCAACAACGTCTGCATCCCATGCGTCCCTTAGCTTGGCCTCCGCAAACAGAACCAAGTCTTTCATGTCCCAATACGAAACAATAAGTTCCGCCAAAGTCTCTCGGTTCTCAATGTTGTTCTCAAGGTCAATCATTATGCCCCCTTTTCATTCGGAGTAGGAAGGACTGGGGTTGCGGGAGGGACATGCAGGAACGCCTGCTCCTCGTCCCACTCAAGCGACACGGTATAGTTCTTGATGATGTCCCAAGGGTTCTCGTACCAACCCCCCACGTTACCCTCTGTGGACTCTGGGTAGTCGTGACAAGCCTCCACAATAAGATAATCCTCATCGTCGAAGACACTGACTAGTTCGCTATAGAGATTTATCAAACCGTTGTCGCTGGTGTTATACCATTTAATATGCTCTTCATAGAAAAGAACATGGCCATCCTGTGACACGCTTGCTGGCTGTACGAACCACTCATCAAGAGTCTTCCTAGACTTTGCGCTAAGATTATCAAACACTTCTTTTTTTAATGCTACTGCGACATCACTACGGATACCCATTGTTAGCTCCCTGTTGTTGTATTTACAGTTTAATGAATAAAGTTTGCGCCGTCAAGTATTAATCGTCATAGACTACTGCGTAGCCGTTTGACTCGATATAGTCAATAGCGTCTGCTTCCAAAGCATCGATGGTGTCAGGATTTGTGTCATCATCTACATCTTCTAGCCAGTCCACCCAGCCAAGGCTCTCGGCGAAGCTAAGTGTCTCACCGAAGCACTCGTAAGTGTAGATTGTTTTTAACTGCCCTTGTATGATCTCTGTCATGTTTTCCCCCTGTTGTGTTTATATCTTAATCTGTCGTTTCAGTTAAGTCAAGAAGTTTTATGCTTCGATGGGTTCTGGGGGGATGATGACAATCGTGTTTTTGGGATCCTTCATGACCTCAGAAAACTTCTGGGGGTTGAGGACTCTCATGTCTTCGTCAACTACGACTTGAAGAGCCGCAGCGGGTCCATAGTTTTGGCGGCGCTCTTCTGCGGCTGCGTCCACAATAAGACCAGTAAGTTGCTTTGCTAAGTCACCAATCGCGTCAGTCAACTCTGCGGTAGCCTCTTTGCTAGAGTCTTTGTCTACTCCGCTCAAGACAAGGTGACCCGTCTCCAAACCAGACTTAACATAAACTAAAGCGTCGGCCAAGTCCAAAACAGTCTCGACGTCCATGCTCACTTTTGCTTCACTATCTTTCATTGTGTGCTCCCCTTTGGAAACTACTTATTGTTTAATACTGAACCTGTCAAGAAAAAATATAAAGGGTAGGAGCTTTAGCATATGTAGTCTCCATACTTGTGACCATCTGCGGTAGATGTATACACACCGGGGTTTAAGTCCGTTCACAAGTTTCCTCCCTGTTCTTACTATCTCTAGCACGGAACAGCACGCTGTACTATCGGCAAATGTTCTGCGTTTAATCAGAGAGCTAGCTACTCTCTCATCAAGTGCGCCTTACACTTCAACAGCTTGGTACTGCATCCATGCAAGCCCTTTCGGGACGATTGTCAAGTTGCCCCAACAACCAGAGAGGCTTCCACCCCCGATAGTTTGACTCTGCGGAACGACCCGCTTACCAAGAAACCGTTCTTAGTAGTTTGGTGTTTACCGTTGCCGCGATGAATCAACAAGTCCGCGACTTTCATTGGCAGCACTCCAGCGGTGGTACGCTGACTCTTGCCTTCAAGCACTGAGCAATGTTCGGGACTACCACGTCCTTTAACCTGCTCCCCTTCAAGTGTAGGCCCCAGCACTTGCTTGAACAAGCTACTATCCTACAAGGGTTTTCTCTATTGTCCGATATGGACACCCAAAGAGCGGTAAACAACTCACGGGGGTTTATCGACCGGAGAACTCGGTCACGTTAGTAATGTTAAAGATCAATAAAACTTTCTGTTTCCATCAATGTAATGTGTTGTGTATTAACTGTCAATAATATTTTTTAAAAAAGATGAGGGGTGTCAAGACCACCATAGCAACCTGCTTGACTTCAGGCCACAACACAACAGAGAACAACTGCTATGGTGGAGGATACCTTTCGTAGTACCCTTAGAAAATGTAGTAGCCTACTTGACGATTATTGTTTGAATCCCAACATCGGTACGCGGTCTACGTTACACTCCCTAATCCCTCACTTGTATTTACAATATAACCTGTCTATAAACCCTGTCAAGTATAATCTGGAAAAGAAAGAACATTATCTTTGTCGTCCATCTCGGACCCATCTTCCTCTTCGACTTCTTCGACTTCTTGTGCGTGAGCGTCTAGTTCTTTATACCTCTCCAGAATGGAGCGCACGCCCCGCGCTGCCAGAACAGACTCTTTGGCACAAGACTCTAGGTACTCTGCCATACTCTCGAAAAACTCTAAGGGCAACTCAATCGTTTCTTGATTCATGCGGCCTTCTCCTTTTTAATATCGTGCTCCATAATAAGATTTGAAGCCAACTGTGCAGCCTTAGCCGCACGGTACACAGCCCTCTTATCATTACGAAGCAAATCTAGCCATGAAGAAATGTAACTTTCTTGGTTTTGCATCACCTCTGGGCGTTCGATGCCCAGTTTGGCGCACAAGAACGCCGAACCCATAGAGGCAATCATCTCCTCAAGAGCGAAGGCCTCTTCGTCTTTGCCAAAGTTATCGCGGTTGAGCCTGCTTTTGTGGCCGGTACTGTGAACCATCTCTTGCAGAAGAGTAGCCCAGTAGTGGTCCGCTGTGTGAAACTGCTCTGGGTCCGGTAACCCAATGAGATCAGTGTGAGCTTTGTACCACGCGCTGTCCTGTCCGTGCAGAACTTTAGCACCATAGCCGCCCAAAATAGCCGAGCATCGTTCATAACCGACACTTGGGTCTTGAGGACAAGACTCAACCACTGGGGGGTTCTCGCACTGCTCCGCATTGTAGACACGGTAGTACCGCAAGAAAGGAATCTTCTGGACGGTGCCATCCCCGTTATCCTTGTCAAACATATTCCAGAATACGATTGGGGTCCAGTTCTTGGCCTCATCGGACTTAATAGTGATTTTAGCCTTCTTAGCTTGATTCCAAGTGATCCAACGAGAGTCGTCGTAACCAGACGCCCAGAGAAGCGGAACATTAATACCTGTGTAGGTCTGCCCCTCCTCCGGGTCCATCGAGGTCATGTTAAAAGGAAGTCCTGCCATCGCACCATTCTTCCAAGGCTTACTCCACGGGGGAGTGCCAGCCTCAAGAGCAGTAATGATGCGGTCAGTAACCATTTGATATACATCGACTTTAGCCATTTGCCTCTCCTTACTTACAATAACATATTAACAAAGTGTCGCTTAGCTGTCAAGCGACTCTGTGGGTTCCCAATACCAGTGGTCTTTATGTTCAGAGTAGCTATCGGACTCGATATACTCTAACCACTGTTCTTCTAGTTCAAGTTCTTCGTTGTCTTCCGGGTCGTTGTTCATGACCAATCTCCTCTTGCTTTCAAAATAAACTTAACCGACACACTTTGGTGCGTCAAGGATTAATCTTTACCAATCGCTAGAATCTTCTCATTCGTCTGGAAGTACGGGTTCTTTGCGTAGTAGGGTGTAGTGATCCAGAGTCGCTGGCACTTAGAGGCGACCGGCTTTGCTGCACACATGTCCGTAAGAACAATATGCCCATCGAAGTTACGCTGGTTGACCCACTTGGTAGGGGGGTTGAAGTCGGTCCCGCCGTACCTGACGCGAGTCCAGTCTTTAGTCTCTCCCTTACGCCAGACATATACAGAGTCCTCACATACCTCGCTGTCGAAAGGAACGACTGTGAAGGTCGCTAGCTTCGCAAACTTGTTCAGCAGGGAAAAGAATGTTTTAAGCATCTCGTCATTCACGGAACCAGACTGGTCGATGGAGATGGCGATGTTTGCCACCCTCTTCACCCTCTTTGCGGGCCACTGATAGGGTGCTCGCTTGTTTACTCTACGAACCGTGCTCTGCTTGTTGCTAGCCTGCGATGTCTTGATGAAGTAACGCAGAACCTTCGCAGGGTCAATCGTTTTGCTGATAGACTTCCTGAGTTTATTCCTGACTTCGCTTGGCACGGAGCCATAAGATTTATTCTCTTTCTCACACTCTTGGACTGCTTCGGCGATTACCTCTCGCAATCGTTCCTCGACCACATCCTTCATTCCTTCGGGCACCTCGCCCCACCCGTCATGGCTGTCGAGAGTGTCAGGGAGACTGTTGCCTCCCTCGCCTTCGCCGTCGTCAGACTCCTCTTGCTCCTGCTGCTCCTGCTTCAGCTTTTCGAAATACCACTCGGCAGCCATGCCAGAGGGCCAACCTTCAAAGTGGCCCACGCCTGGAATACAGCCCTCTTGCGGTAGCTTATCTGCGATGTGACCATTGATGGCTAAGTCCGCAGCTACGTTCCACAGCTTTGTCATACCCTCTTCGGGGAGTCGCGTAGTGACGTGCTTAAAGAGGAGGTGGTAAAACTCGTGCATGAGCACACCAGTGCGCTCAACATCTGTTAGTCCTTCCATCCAAGTCGGGTTGTAAAGCATCTGTAGCTTACCCGTCTCTTTGTCGGCCCAGACCCCAGCAGTGGGGACCGCCGTGCTTGGCTTCTTGCTGACCCTGCGGGATATTGCCGCGAAGAACGGCTCGTCCAGCAGAAGTCTATGTGTGTGCCTGTTAAGATCAAACTTGGACATGCTTGCCTCCTGTTGTGTTTATACTATAGCTCATGCGGTTGAAGGTGTCAACCAACTATTAGTTAATCGACACGCCGCTGAGTAGCTCGACCATAACGTTCTTAACACTAGACCCACTAGAGGTCGTAGCGTTGTGGAAGTTATGACTATTCTGCTTGGCAACAGAACCATCACCCTCCGTTGTCTTTCCAAGGGTGTACCACAAGCGCATTGCGACCTCAGAAGGCAACTTGGCGAAGTAGTTGGCGAGATTTCCAACTTGCTCGTCGGTGAGAACTGACTTCACATAAGAACTGTTTTCGATACCGTCAACCATAGCGGTGTGCTGATTAATGTCCCAGTCATCGGTCAGGTGGTACATACCCCCATCCACAATATCCTCGACCGTTACAATCTTTTCGTAGGTTGAGACAAAATCAGTGAACGCCAAGGCACCCTCAAGGCCAACAAAGCCACATGCAAGGTCACGAATCACGTTCAAGTTTGACTTCGGAGAGTTCATAAGTCCACTCCGTGTGATTACTTGGTTGAGACGGTCCCAAGAACGACGACTTGGGTAGACCTTATTGGGTTCAAAGTCATCCGTATGCTCAAGGTGGCCACGGTTGTTGTTAATAAAGTCCCAGATAATCGGTGCCACCTCAGCCTTTGCCCACAACAGCCAGTCCTCAATCGAAGGCTCAAGGTCGTAAACAATCCAACGATCAAGAGCCGCTGGGTCCATCTCGCCAACCTGATAGTGTGCGGCGTGCTCACCACCATTCACGGCAGAAAAGATGATGGTGCCGGGATGAAGATGCCACCCGTTCAACTTGCGGGAGTCCCCAAGTTCAAAGATAGACTGGCGGACTTCGTGGGTGCCACGGTCCACCTCATCAAGAAACAAGAGACGAGGGTTGTCGCAGCAGTCCTTGAACCAGTCGGGTGGGTTCCAAGTAGTAGTTTCCTCCTCCATCTTTGGTAGGCCGAGAATATCACCCTCGGTCATCTGGCTAATGCGCCGCTCAACTACCTGCAAGCCGAACTTCTCGGCGTACTGGTAGACGACTTGGCTTTTGCCAACACCGTGGCGTCCCCGAATCATCACGGAATAGTTTTCCGCGTCAGTGTTGATGACGCTGTTGATGACAGTATCAAAGGTTTGAAAATCAATAGACATATTTACCTCTCAAGTGATTGTGGTTTTGGTTTGTGCTCTAAGTTTATCTTAGGGCAACGTCGTTGTCAACTAATATTTTTTATTAAGTGTTATGAGGTGATGTCCGGATCGGGCCACACCTGCGAAGAGTATGGTTTCATGGTCATCCACAAAGCCTGTACCATCGCGCCTGATCTCACGAATCCACTCCTGTAGGTCATAAGAATCATCGTCGGAGTTAGCCTTGAGGAAGTCTTTCACCAACTGGGTCGAGCCACTCAGCCACTTTTTTGGCATAAGCTGGGCGATTGCAGCTTCGGGTGCCGTGCTAAAGACTTTGATTGTCGGTCGCCACCTACTGTCATTAACAAAAAGTTCCTCTGCAATAAACTCTGGCATGGCAATATCATACTTCTTACCTCTGGCGTCTGTGCAGGTAAACCAAGGTACGTTCCTGTGCAGCCGAAAGCGGTTCAGCAAGCTGATGTTTTCCCAATGCACAGCCGTGACAACGCCATGCATAAGCGCAGAGTATTTGTTCCACTCCAGCACAGCACCAACACCAAGACCGTGCTTCTTCAGCACCTCTAACATGCGTGGCCTGTACTGCGTATCCATATCGAGCAGTAATTCCTTATCACTCACCGCGTGAGGACAGTTACGCCGATTATGTCCTGTCTCAAGAGAGTTGCGCCGAATGCGACAATAGGAGCAGTGTCGGGGACCACTGCTTTTCCTCTTAAACTTAGCGTCCTCTTCCAGCAGATCTCGACACCGCCATGAACGCTCCTCGTGTGGTATTTCCATAGCCTTAGCTACATGTTCTTTCCGCTCTGGGCAGGTAACTCGGTTGTGACCTCGCGCACCGCAGTAACTACAAGTAACAGTTCCGTTCCAAGACATTTTTACCTCATGTTGTGTTTGGGTTTTCTTGTCGCTTACATTTTATTCTTAACCGGGTGCATCTAAATCGTCAAGTGCTGGAAGCTCAATTGGCCAAGAAACACTGTAGGTCAGCGTTTCTGGCAGCATAGGGACGATGCCGGTTATTATATTAGATGATGTTGTCACCGTGCAGTCCATCCAAGGGACTGTCTCGGTTGTTAGTGAAGAAGCGTATGCAGCTACGGTACAGGAGGAAGTTGAGCAGTCAAGCATCCCATTCAACCCCATAGCATCTTTAATCTTTTGCTCTGCTATCTCGTAAGGGTTTGTATAGATGTCAACCATACTCATCGAACCCGCCTTACATCCAGCGGATACTGCATCTTGGAGACTATGTTTCTGAAGTAACAGCCACATAAAGTCGATTCCACCAAATATTAGTGCTACGAAGACGGGTAGTATTAAAGCAAATTCTACAGCAACACCACCTCTTCTATTATTCATACTCATACTATAACTACTCTGCTAACTTGCGTCAACAACCTTTTGTCATATAAATATAAGAGTGCCCAAGGCGGGACTCGAACCCGCAAGCCCAATGGGGCGACAGATTTTAAGTCTGTTGTGTATACCTATTCCACCACTTGGGCAAAGTGGTACGCCCTAGAGGATTCGAACCTCTGACCCTCGGCTTAGAAGGCCGATGCTCTATCCAACTGAGCTAAGGGCGCAAAATCCCTAAGCTCTTAACTTGTCGAGGTGTTGCCTCTGTTCCTCGTACTTTCCAAGATTAGCCTCGACGTAATCTTTTACCTTCAATAGTTTATCAAGATAATGATATTTTGTCCAGCCATCATTTCGTGGACTTTCAACTTCTATAATCCATCGCTGTAGCTGTCCGATAACTTCCGTCTCAGAAAATCTGTTCATCCTACTACTCCCGTAAAAAGAATAACGTAGAAGCCCAAAAGAGCCATCATAGAATATTCAGCGTAATCCATACTCCCTCCATACATAAAATATTAACGTCTTGGTTACAGGCTGTCAAATCTTATTTGCCCTGACCCCGATACTTTTTTCGGTAACCCTTCGGAACAGTGCCGTTTGAGTTGAGGGCTTTAAATTTTGTCCTCTTCCCATTTCCAATGCTTGTTTTCTTACCAAGACCGTGTTTAGTGGCCCTCTTATTATTGCCTTTAGCCATTTTTTACTCCTTATAATAGTTAGAAAATCCCATAAAGGTTGGTGCCCAAAGCCCAACAAAAAGTGCTAACCGCTCAATATGAGCCGCGTCTACACCACCTGTGTTCCAGATAACAACTGAGCCTGCAATCGACACAATTGTTGCCACTAGAAACCCATTCGAGATTTTATTATTCTTTTCTAAATACTTCATCATTCCTCCTGTTATTGTAATAACCTATTTACATTTCTTGTCAACTAAAAATGAGTCTTCAGGGACTCGAACCCTGAACCTACGGATTAAAAGTCCGGTGCTCTACCAATTGAGCTAAAGACTCGTAAAGTGGTGGGCCTACTGGGACTTGAACCCAGGACCGCAGCTTTATAAGAACTGTGCTCTAACCACCTGAGCTATAGGCCCATAAGGGTGCCGGTGGTTATCTCTGAACACATGAGACAGTGACCGGAGTATGTCTCGCTTAGGTTCTATGTGCGGTCGTTCAATAACATAATAGTTAAAATTTATTTGTCAATCAGAATAGTTACATTCGTATTTTCCGTAAACGTAACCTACCCAGAACGCTATAAAGTGCGTTCCCAACATAAGACATAAACTCAAATGACACCTCCTATTTACATAATATAATTACCATAACCGTTTTCACTAGCACACTCTCGCGAACAATATCCGTGATACAAAATGTGCTCAGGATCTTTTTTGGCTCCAGACCATTTGGGTAACGACTTACCGCAAGTCGTACAAATCGTAAACTTCCCATACAGAAGACGATTGTCTTCGTCCATCTGTCCGTGCCAAGGCTTCCAAGCGCCATCGCTCATTATCTCCCCCACCAATATAAATTGCGCCCCTTACTGGATTTGAACCAATGACACGCGGATTAACAGTCCGCTGCTCTAACCAACTGAGCTAAAGGGGCTAAACCTTGTAGTCCACTTCGGTGGACCCTCTCTTCTCTATTGGTTTATCCGACTGCGAGGAGCCTGTCAAATAATTTTTATGAAGCGGAGCATAAAGCGGAATACGTTTGTCTTCGCTCCTCTTCTCTCGGGATGGACGGTAATAAACGCTCATACTATTAGTAATTAGAGTATAATTGCCTTTATCCCTTAAATACCGCATGGATCAACCAATGCGACTAGTTTAATGTGTCTCAAAGAATCAATAATTTCCGCTTGGGTCGGATGTGCATGTCTCCAAGTTGCCACCGCATCATGCGCGTCGTATGCAACACAGTGAGCTAAAAACTCATACTCGCGTTCTCCGTCTGCCTCTTTAAAAGCATAAACCGCATATTCGGTCATCGCTAGTCCTCCCGATACAGAGCGTACAAAAGAATGATAGTTCCGATTAACAAAATAAAAGTCATCTCTCTCTCCTAATAAGGTTTACCTTTCTTTAACCACTTCTCTTGCACAAGGCAAGGCTTTGTTCTTCCCACTGGTAATACAAGATACCATTTTGAACCCTTATTGGGCGAAGAAATTGGTTTTGCGTTTACTCCTATGACGTAGCCGCCACTAACCAGCGCGTTTCTGGTTCCCGGCATAAACTCTTTGCCCCGTTGCGTCATGGCGATGAGATCACCAACAGAAAACTTTGGTTCCGCGTGATGTTCATGCAGAACTTTCTTGGCAATCGCTGACTCGCAAAGCCTGTCGTACAGTTCTTTACTGGGCACCCAATCCTCTTCTCTCAGTGCTACTTCCGCAATCGGCACCATATTTTGTCGCTCATATGGTGAGAGACTGCTCTCATGAAGCGCCTCAATGTAGTAGCCAGACATGATGCGAACTTTCTCTTTCATCTCCGGAGTGTAAGACTCCTTCCATTTATTGTACCGTTCCTCTACGCTCAGTTTCTCTGTTTTTATCGCACGAAAGGCCTTCTTTTGGCCAGGACTTAGCTGTCCGCCTTCCTCAAGAACTTTCTTTAAGGCGGCGACATATTGCATGGCAGCAGAGGTAGCTGTTTTATTAGGGTTCTGGAGGTAGTCTTCCAGTTCTTCTAGGTCGTAGGCACCACTCATTTAATAACCCTCCCACAGTAATAGATCCTTTTCGTTGAATGTAACCTCATAGGGGGAAGCTCGCCACGATTCAGTAAAAGAATCTAAGCGCATGACCCATTTAAGAGTGCAAAATTCTGCTCCTCCCACCCGCTTCTTAGCAAGAATGAGGCCAACATTATTATCATTCCCGAACTTAGACGTTACTAAATCGCCTACTTCAAGCATTGTTTTACCCCATAACAGAAAAGATTTCTACATTATTTAATTCTTTAACCATAATGGGCACCTTCTTTCCTGCCTTTTGAAAGAAAATCTCAGCGGTTTCAGCCCAGCGACCCGGCTGCATATCTCTAACAATATCAACTACTAGGCCGATGTCGCCTTTTTTTATTTGTGCATGCACGCTCCAACGCCGGTCAGGACGCACAGTGGCCACCTGTCCACTGGAGTGATGAAATACATCCACGTTAACGAAAATAGCTGTGCCAACTTCAATAGCCATCAGTGCCTCCACTGACATATTAACAAAACGATCAGCGTGCGTCAAACAAGTTTTCGTCTAAGGACATAATTTTATCCCTGGACTGGTTCATTAAACTAAACAATCTTTCGAGTTCTCCGTTTCTCCTGAGAACTTTAAAAGTAAGGTTCTCGTTGGAGAACACCCCAGATCTATCCAAACCAGATTTTCTCATCTTTTTAATTTTATTCTTTAATCTCTTGGCTGACTCAAGGGCATCCTCATAATCGCCGTCATCATATTTGGTTTGAATATTATCTATCTCTTGCATTTTGTCAAGAGACTTTTTGGTGACACCCTCATAATCTATCTCCCCCTCCTCTCTCACAGGTTCGATGATCCATTTTTCGTTATGCAGGGAGTAAACGCCAGTGGATACATGCGGTTCACCCACGTCCTCCAAGTATATTTCAACCTCATAGCCTTTTATAAGTATTTGTCGCTTGTTATTCCACGCGGAGCGGAGAGAGTTTAAAAACTTTCTGCCCATCTCCTCGCCCACTAACAAGTCTTTGTATTCTATGACTATGTGAAGATCAAAATCAGAATAAGAGGACCAGTTGTAGTTAGCTAAAGAGCCAGTTAAAACAACATCTTTTGCCTCAATGTCAATATCCGTTTCTTTTAAAAAGTCATTCGCTATTTGCAATAAACGTTTTCGAATTTTGTCACTCATTTGAGAGCTATTAACCCATATATCTGGATTAAGTGTGTCTTGTAGTTCTAGGCTAGAGATGTTTAAATTGTCGATCTCCTCCCTAATGCCCTCAAAGCGTAGTCTGTCTCTGCCAGCACCTTTGGGTTTAACCGTATAAGGGGAGCCAATCTTGGGATTTTTATGGCCCCCCCTACCGGAAAGATCGTTTTTTCTACGCAGTTTTTTGTACCTTTTTTGAGCAGCACTCTTAAAGGGAGTCGGTTCTCTCATTCGCTGTCCTCAATAATAATTTCATAAGTGTATATGGCACCGCCCGTCGCCGTGATCATTTTAGTGGCATCACGAGAAATGGAGAAATCAAACATCCCATCCCAAGCGATTCCATCGCCCCAAACTGTCCCCTGTGCGCCGTCAAAAGCTACAAAAGAGCCGGGCATACTTAAATCTTCGTACACTAAAGCGAACACTGCGCCAGTGTCACCAACGGATGCTAAGTCATAAATGGCACCGTCTGCCATCGTGCTCCACAAAAGTTGACCCGCATTATTGACCGCGCCAATAGCGGTGTCGCCCTCCCATGCGATCACGGCAACGTTGCGTTTGGCATCGTGCGCGACCATATCACCTGCACCAAGCGCGACACGGCGATAACCATCGATGGCCACAGCATAAACGTCACCGTTTGCAAGATAGATAACGTCGCTGACTTCATTCACAGAAATCATAGGCTCATTAGTACACAAATCGCTGGGTACTTCCACGGAGACCACACCACCTGTATGGTCACGACGGGAAACCTGACAAACCTCGGCAGCCTCAACAGTCACAAAACCATCGGCTGTGACCTTAGCTGCAACCAGACCGGGCACGATATAATGCTGGTCGCCGTATGTTGGGGACCAAAAGCCAATATCATCGTCGCAAAGGAACATAACGCGGCCTTGCTCGTCATAGTCCACGGGAACATCTGGGCACGACTGGTTTGAAAAGTCTGCGCCTGCCAAGTAGCCGCCGGGGTTATACTCACAAGAGTTTCCGCCAGACATGCCTAACATGCCCGTGCTTCCATCATGCGAAAGGGCGAGTCCGTTAATACTGTACCAGCCTAAAGCTGTTTGAACCGTTGATAAAGTAGGGACCGGGTCGGGTTCCTCAATTTCCACTTCGGGTCGTTCGGGTCTTTCAAAATTAACATCACCGGGTAAAAATACATTTGGCTCCTCAGCCTCTGCAAGTTCCGGTTCATTCTCTAAAATTACCGTCTCTTGGTACACCTCTGTTGAATCACCCAAGAAAGTGAGTTCATTAAACTGTTGAGTTTCTGGTGTTGTCGCACATCCAGCAAGCAATAAAGATAAAAATAACCGCATTTATCTGTCCTCCATGTTATTAAATAGTCTAAAATTCTTCTTGTCGTCCATCAGACCAAGTAATAATTGTTTTGTTATCTGGATGAGGGTTTATATGCACCTTTTTAAAATCAGTAAGACTTTCAAAAATTGAAATCGAACCTCTTGGGACAGGCGTTAACCAGTGTAGTACAACCTGGCCTGTCGCATACTGGACCCCTTCGATCACCACACCTGTGCCAGAAACTCCGCTTTCGTCTGCTTGTCGGCAAATAGTGAAAGTTTCAATCCCTCGCGGTGCGAATTTTGTTGGTGGCTTTGGTTTTAATACCTCAGCATTTGTGGGAATTTTTTCAGGTAAATCATCACCAATTTCAATTTCGTCTTCCATTTGTAACTCCTAGTGGCCTATGCCTCGCCCACGGGCTTTATGTTTTTCAACCAATCATCTTGAAATTCCGACTCCATGAGTTCCACAAGAATATCACCTACAGAAACCTTGGACGCCTTCCCGTCTTCCAAGTAACACCAGAGTGTTTCATTTTCTTCTTTTAGCGCTAACACTTCTTCTGTTAACACTCTAATGGTTTTTTTTAGATCATCAATTTTTTGTTTGCTATCGTCCATTCCATCGCCTCCAACAGTATAACACTATAACTAATTAGCGTCAACTACCCAATAAAGCATTATCTAAAACATTATAATCTAGCTTGGCTACCGGTACGACCATGACAACGTCTTCTATGATTGTTGGGTTGCCCATATAGTCAGCGCCGACATCTATCGCAGAAACGACACCAATTATTTTGCCTCTCTTATTAAAAACAGCAGACCCCGACGCGCCGCTCCAAGCGTATGAATTTATTATTAAATCACCACCTCTTGTATAGCCAGCAACTTTCCCAGTAAGAGTCATCATTGTTTTATCGTTGGGAAAACCTGAATAATAACATTCCTCTCCCACGACAACTTTTTTATTGGATAAAGAATATTTTGTCGGCTTCCAATCAGTCAGAGTTGGTACAGACAAAACTGCCAAATCGGAATTAGTATCCAGATAAACAATATCTGCCATCAAAAGAACCTTGTCTTTGGACACAAATACACTGTCGGCACCCTCCACCACATGCGCGGCTGTAAGGATAACCGGCTTTCCTTTGTAAATAAAATAGAACCCACTACCCTTATATCTTTGATCACCCACATAAGCTGATATTCTTATGGTTGAATCGCGGCTACCCTGTTCGCTGCCTCGAACATAAAATGGAGCCTCTATCTCACCCAAATTATTATAATTTATACACCCAGAACACACTGCCAAAAGCATCATTAACGCTATCATAAAAGAACCCCCCCTTAATAAATAGGGGTTCTAAGTCTTTTATCGTCAATACCAAATAATTTTATCAAATTGTTTAATGGCTGAGAAGAATTCATCTAACATGTTTTTAGCTTCCTCGTCGTAGTCACCATTTCTTGATAGAATCATTTTATCGTTTCCAAACTTGCTCCCACCCTTCAAATCTAAAAACTTTTTATTATAAGGGACATGCCCAACTGGAAAGAGGCTGGTGTCCTTGCTACTGGCTCCGGGCATGAGGATAACATCCCAACCCATGCCATCCGCTGGGTTGACTAGCATGGGATATTCGCCGTAATCAAAGGGTAAAATGTACGGAGTATCTCCGCCAAACATTTTTGTAGAACCTTTGGGACCATCTATAGATATTGTTTGTTTTGGATCCATTAAAACCATATCAACCAAATCTTTTTTTGTCGGAACAATAATCTTTTTATTAACTGCCTCGTCAATCTTAGACAGTATATAGGGGGCTGGCGGCGTTCTTGGTTTTTCCCGCTTGAAGTGCCTCTCTATATCTACCCCAGTTTTTTCCTGTGCTTTGTTCAGCATGTGTGTGTGGGTGCTTAGCCCTTGGAAATCTTTAACAAAAGCTAGAAACCTTTTATCTTTATTTGTTTCCAAAAACTTTGATATTACCTCTGATAACCTTGCAATCGCCTGTTCATATGCCTGGCCATCAAACGGCACTATTAATTTAGTGTCAAAACCATACTTCGCCCAATCCCTCGTAAACAAGCCAGACCTCTGCGCGTCATCCCTAAACAAACCTGGGTTGTCGTACTGTGGGAAATCGCCCCACTTGTCCTGTGGAACTATGCCTAACGGCTCACTTATTGTAACAAAATACACAGGGTCTATTTCCCCGGCCTTTACCATATTTATAATTTGGTTGTATGACTTGTATATACCTCTTGTTGCACAAGCCCAAGGTTTTGTTTTAGCACATGGCACAAAAATAACTGTGCCATACTCCTCAGGCACTTGGAACGATGCAATGGAGTCGTGCCATTTTTTAATCTTAGGGTGACTAAATAACTTTAGTGTTTCTCCCGGCGTATACGCTGTTAGTTCCGGTTCGAGTTGCGGGTTACTGTCTTGACTCCTCTGCACTAGGATGTCCCTAAGTTGTCCCCACTCCTGTTCGGTGGCGTAGCTGTACCTTGATTGCTTTCCTGTCCGCAAAACCTTGGGTGTGCCGAGCTGATTTTTCTCCGCGTCGGACAACTTACTTATATCTTCATTTATAAAACTGCGCCAGTTTTCAAACAAAAGTTTCATTACAACTCTTCCCAAACTTCCATTATTGCTCGCTTCTTAGAATAACCTTTTTTAACAAGCTCGACAACCTGCCGAGCAGCGTTGTTACCTCAAGTGGGGCGTAGACCCTCTTTATAAAAAATATCATAGACCTCTTCATAAAGATCACTCTCGTTTAAAAAAGTCTGCCAGCTTTGCATTAAGTCTTTCATATTAATAATTAGGCTTGGTTTCGTAAAGCGGCCATTCTTTTATGTCTCCGAACGCCCTTTTCTTTTCTTGACTTACGCCTTCGTCGTCTGTGTTTCTTTATCGCTTCTCCCGAAAAAAACTTGGTAATATCCCTCTCCTTATCTTTTTCGAATAGACCTAACATTCCAATAAGAACCCCCATTAGCATATATACATCAGCGATAGCAGAGTGCCACTGGTCGTTCTTAACGCCGAATGCTAGGGCTAGGTGGCCCAGTCTTATTGATAAGTCCCTCTTGCCCGCTAAAACATCAGCCAAATTTATATAGTATTCTTCACCAGACTCTGCGCCTGCTTTAATGAGAGGCTTTAAGAACAATTTGGCTACAGTATATGTATCTAAAACATCGCGTTTGCTCATTTTCATGCCGTACTTTGCCGCTCTAACAGAGACATATTTCATATCAAAAGAAGCGTTGTGCGCGATAAGTAAAGAGTTTTCATATTTGCCTATAAAGTCAAGAAAACCTTTTATAAGTTCATCCTCATTTATGTACTGGAATGATCCGGGGGACTCGCCATAGCGGGTCATGCTCATAATATCCGAATATGACATGCCTCTCCCTTGAAACGGGTAGCACATTCTAAGTCTGGTCATTGACAGCAGTCTTGACTTTTCTCTGTATGAGTCAACTACTATCGGGTGCTTCGGGTTACTCATGTCAACAACTATCGCACCGATCTCTGTTAGCTGATGTTTATGGGAATTGAACCCTAGAGTTTCCGTATCAAAAAAGATCCAAAACTTTTGTTTTTTTTCTTCGATACTCCGTAAAAATAGTTCTGTTGTAGCTTTAAAAAGCAAATTTCCCCCTTAAATCTCTTTTAACGATCTCCACCTTACATATCTCACGGACGCGTTGGGCACGCCGACAGCCCTCAAATTACTATTTATATGCGGTACAAGAACTGTCTTAATATATTGTATCGCGGCCTTGCCAAGAGACATAAATTTGACTGATGTGTCAATGACATAATATTGTTCATAATTAACAGCGTTCTCGTTTTGAGATATAACAGTAACCCCTGGGATCGTCCTGATCTTATTTAACACGTCGTTAATGTCCACGCCACCCATTTTATTTAGTCGCAGTACCATGTCAACTTTAAACACCCTGTTCTCAGGTGATTTCCTGTCTTGCTCGTTTATATATGTTTTAAAGCCCTCTAACAAATTTTTCATGGCACTTCCCTCTTAAGTAATTAGAAGCAGTTTACTCTAGTTCCCGAATATATTTATCCCAATCGTGTGTTCTATCTTGGGCATCCCTTCCATATTCGTCAAGCATACGCACTACTCGATCAGATCCCCTGTTGCCAATCTCAATCATTTGAGACTCCTCTAGTGCCGTTATTCTATAAGGAGAGCCACCTTGTATAATCATACAGTCACCAGGCATCAATATCCGTCTCTCAAAGGGATACTTTTCCGGATTGGTTAGTGTCTTGGACCTGCCGTGAATTACCTCTATCTTACCTTCCAATAGAAAAAACACCTCATCTTTAATCTGGTGGTATTTTAGGCTGGTGCTGTGGCCCTTCCTGACATTTAACAGCTTCCCGTGCAGAGTATTTAGCGCGGACCAAACCACCTCGGATCCCCAGGGTTGTGGCACACCCTTACTGTTTGTGGGCCAAGACATTTTATTCATGTTATCTCCAAAAAATCTGTATACATATTATCATGAATGATAATATTATGCAAGCAATAGTTTTATAAGTAAGTATCGTCTCGCCCAGCAAGAGCCAGGTTATGATCGGAAAAACAAGGTACGAAGTGCCAAACCCTAGAAATCTGACGGCCCAGAGTTCGCCATTAAAAAACTTTAGGCCATGAATTGTGGCATACCAAAAAGATAAAGTTGTTGGTATACCGAACACCAAGGAAGCCAGAACGGGCTTATTAGCCCACCAGGACCACACGGCATGAGAGTTGGTGGCAAACCATGCGCTAATGTGCCCAAGGATCATTAGCGCACTTGCAATCACAAAATTTCTATCCACCGTTGACCCCCCACTTTATATAATCATATATTTGTTTTTTTGAATACCTGTCCCATTTCTTTATGTTTATTTCAATACCAATTTGCCTTGCTAGCCTAAGGCCGTATTCCCAAGCATGTATCTCTTCAGATATTACATTTACCCTTTTGGATATGGTCTTAAAAGATCCTTTGGGGTCGAACGCTTGACCAGTGATCCCCCTCTCAGTTCTGTATATATGGTGTCCAGCTTCATGAAGTAAGCAAAAAATCTGTATTTCCTTCGAATGTTTAGTGCTTATCCCTATGCATTGGGCATCACAATAATAGGCATCGAACTCGTCTCTGCCAAAAACAACATTTACGCTATACCTTTCTAACAAGTGTGCTTCAAGGTGTGTTAAATCTTCTGAAAAACTCATACATTAGTATATAGTTTTTGCCCCTTCCCCCAGAAACTTTTGTTTCTCTTTTTATTTGTTATTAGTGCAACACTTATGTATGTAACACCCATTTCATCCTTCAGAAACTTGTATGTATGAACGACTAGTTTATCTCCGTATCGAGGCTTCCTCGCCCTTTTTCTTGGGGGCCTATTTAAGTCTTGTAAGCAGCCCTTGACAATATCTTCCTCACTGTGGCCCATAGATAAATATTTGTCTATGTCACCAATAATATGTGCGGCGACGATCCATGATGTTTTGCCGAACCCCGGCACGCCGAAATTAGAACTGTGGTATCTGCCCCACCTCTCTTCTATCTCCTCACCTTCATATATACTACCCCATTCTCGCACGGGTCTAAAATCACAAGTAAGATTCATTTGTTCCACAACTACCCCCTGAGTAATTTTTTCTGGGATTCGAACAGCTTGGACTCGACCGTTTCAGCGGAGCCAACAACAACCATGTCCAAGCCAACTTGTCCCTTGTTTAAATACAGTCTAGTAAATCCTTGCTCTTCATGTAGCCCATCGGGGTAAGCACCCTCGGTAAGCATTTTATTCTTTAACGTGTCTTCCGGACGAATGCAAACAACATGAGTAGGATTTATAAAAACCTCCCTCAGGCCATACTTGGTTGGTATGGTGGTGCCCTTGCAACTTGTGCAACCTTTCTTCTTCCCTCTTGATTGAACATACAACTCAGCAAATTTAATAACCATTTGGATCCTCCATTTCATAAATATTTCTAGATGTTAAATAATACTTTTTGCCATCGATAAGAACTGCCGAGTCCCATAAAATAGGGTCTTCTCTAAAACAGTCAACAAATAATCCCACTCTTGGAATCTTAGGTTTCCACACTCCCAGACCAGTCTCATTAACTTCGCCTAAACGATACAGAATCGTGTCGGCGGGAATGTGAACCAAGTCACCCCTCTTCATCTATGGTTTCCTCGGGCATGTCGTATGGGTCTACTGCTCCAAATTCTTGAGCAGTTTCGTTAGACTTAGTGCTTACATAGCCTAAAAGTATACCCATGCCATCCTCTAATAGGTAATCCACACCAGCCAGAATATCTCTAGCCTCCCTCATATACTCTATGCTAGACAGGGCCGCTCCCTTGGTCAATGAACTCGCTGCTTGGTTCAAAAGCTCGTTTGCTTGAGATAAGTCTGGCCTGCTTTTAGCCCCGATGAGACGGGCAACTTCCTCCAGAACTTCATTGAAATCCACAGAGTATGTAATCTTAACTCGTTTTGGTGTCGTCATATTTTCACTCAGTTTCCACTATGGCGAAATTAGTCGTTAATAGGGTTGATGCAGCGGACGCTGCGTTTTGTAAGGCACACCTTGTGACCTTAACAGGGTCTATTACACCAGCTTCAAACATATTAACAACTTCATCTTGCACAAAATCATAACCCGTCTCGGGACCTTCGTCAACAATCCTCGACGTAATTATGTCTGGTGACAGTCCGGCGTTTTGGCACATCTTCCTAAGGGGCTCGTACACTGATGACATAATAACATCAACACCGACCTGTTGTTCAGGGTTATCTACAGTAATTTCCAAGTCTTTAGATGCCCTTATGAGCGCTATTCCACCGCCGGGAACCATTCCCTCCATCCTGGCCGACTTAACCGCCTCTAGTGCATCTTCTACTCGGTGTTTCTTCTCAATCATTTCAACCTCAGTTGCAGCACCGACTTTAATGATTGCTACCCCGCTGGCCAGTCGCGTCACCCTTTCCTGGACCAACTCCGCCTCGCGGATAGAATCTGTTTGGCCCAATACAGCTTTAAGGGTCTCGATTCTATTATCGATCTCCTCCAGATCGCCCTTGCCTCCAACAATAATTGTTTCATTCTTTTTGATGAAAATTCTTTGAGCAAGCCCCAGGTGTTCGAGTTTGGCATTCTTTAATTTGATAGAACTGTCAATATACTTTGCGTTTGTGGCAACACAAAGATCCATCAAAATGTTTTTCCTCTCCTCCCCATATTTGGGAGCTTTAACAGCAACGACCTTCATGGAGCCGCGCATTGAATTCATAATCAGTGCCGCTAGTGCCTGCCCCTCGATCTCAGGCGAGATAATAACGAGGGCCCTGGCTTCTCTGGCTACCACCTCTAGGATTGGCAGCAAGTCCTGTAGGTTGTCAACCTTCTCCTCAGTGACCAAAATTAAAGGATCGTCATATTTAACTGATGCCGATCTCTCGTCAGTTATGAATGCTGTCGCCGCGTAACCAGAATCAAACCTAAAACCCTCAACCAAATCAAGGGTAGTATCAATAGACTTGGCCTCTTCCACCGTTACTGAGCCATCTTTCCCGGCACAGCTAATTGCCTTAGCAACTAAAGCGCCTATGTGTACGTCGTTGTTAGAAGAGATGGTGGCAATGTGACGTATGTCGTCCTCAGTTCTGATTGGAGTAGACATCTCGGCCAAACGATCAACCAACCCTGCCACAGCCTTATCTATCCCCCTCTTTAGCTCTATGGGGGATACTCCCGATAGAACATACTTTTGTGATTGTTCTAAAATAGCCCTTGCAAGCACAGTTGCGGTAGTAGTTCCGTCACCCGCCAAAGAGTTGGTTTCTTCGGATGCCTGTTTGAGAATTTGTACCGCTGCGTTTTCGAAAGGATCTTCCAATTCAATAAATTTTGCAACCGTAACTCCATCTTTAGTTATGATCGGATTTTTATTTTTTGCAGCCAAGATAACATTTCTGCCCCTCGGACCTAGTGTAGATGCGACATTGTCAGTCAGCTTTTTGACACCACTTAAAATTTTGCTTGTTAAAATATTACCGTCACTGTAAATCTTGCTCATGATACCTCCATATTTTCTGTATGATTTGGCAAGGTCAAAACACCCACAGAGAACCCGCGCAAGCCAGCATCTCCTTCCCACGCGCCTTCGTTCATTCTGTAACCCTTCTTTATGCTGCTTTGTATAATTTTAACTCCCAAGTCGGGGGAGTTCTCCGTAGGACAATACGCTAAATAAGTGTGCCCATACGAGCCATTCACCACCTCATCGTCCTCCATCGTTTCCTTGTCATTCAACTCAAGTTTGCGCCATCGCTGTATGACATGCCATCTACCAGGAGTTAGCGGTGGGGCCTCGTCCTCAACAATGGCACAATAAGATATGTCTCCACCCAATTTTTCTCGGATTGCTTCCAAGGCACTCCAGGGTTTATCGCGATCATAAACATTTGCTCGCTTCCACCAATCAAGGTCTTGACCAGCGTAGCGTGACACTGAGCTTTCGCGAACGTCATCCGCTATACTAAGACACCACATTGCACAAAGCGTGCAACATGGCAAGTTTTCTTTAGTGGCGATATGGTTTAATGCGCCACCTTTGTTCAGGGCAGTCCAACCCTTTATATCTATGTTCATCTTATAAACTCCTAAAAAACTTCATCTGCTATACCTAGCTCAACCGCTTCTTCAGCAGTTAAATACACGTTAACCTTCTTCTTTAAAAGCCTGTTTAAATATGTCTTAGACATATTGGTTTCTTGAACCAAGGCATTTAAGTATTGGTCCTGTATCTTTTTAAATTCGGTCACTTCGTTCAGCATCTGGTGCATCGGCCCGACATGGCCGCCAATGACTGAGTGTATCATGACTCTACAGTTTTTACCAATCCGGCGTTTGCCTTTAGTACCGGCGGCCAGCAGCAAAACTCCAGCGGACATAACCTTTCCAACGCCTGTGACCTTAATATCACACTCGTCTTTTACTAATCTCATTACATCATATATAGCAAACATGTCATCTGCGTTACCGCCCGGTGTCGATATGAACATTTCTATTTCACACTCTTGTTCTTTATCGGCCTCATCATCGGCAATGTCTCCGACCACGGTCTTGATTGTTTCCTTTAGGGTGGTCATTGCAAAAATTACTTCATTGCTCGTCTCTTCGGTTATCTCGCCAACTAGACCTATTGTGTTGAACGCGCTCAGCACAACTGGCTTTGACCCTTTCTCTGAGTCACTTTCTTCTGGGATTGTCACGCTTTCTCCTTTTGTTTATCACTTTCTCTTTGCCATTATTAACACCAATTTCTGTTATTTGATATGGAAAAGTCTGTGCCCACGTGAGCCAATCACCGGGACTTTCAAACTTTTTATCAAAAATTAAGACGTATTGGTTGTTCTTAGAATCGAACCCCTCTCCAGAATTGTTCCATCCATTTATCTGGTTGAAGATTTTGTTTCTCATCCGCTTACCAGAAATATTAGATATTTGCAATCTGTAACAAGGATTATTTTTACTTACTTTCCAAGCATATGCTATCACTTCTTCCCCCTCTGCCAAAGTATAACCCCCCTCAATAATTTTGTCAAGCCACAAATAATAAAAGCCGTGGATCCAATTTAAATAGGCAAATCCACGGCTTTAGTTACAAAAATGTATAAATTTTTATTTGTCAGACAGCAATTTTTTCTTAAGACGATTCTTGACTCTCTTGTAAACTTCGTTCATAACTTCTTCTTCATCAATGAAGTCAATCTCGTCAAGCGGCTCTTCTTCGCCCATGTCGCCCATGTCGCCCAAGTCAGCCAAATCAGCAGCCATGTCCTCATCTCCAGCAGTGTCAGCCATCATGTCTGCGTCCATGCCACCCATATCGCCAAAGTCAACTTCAACGCCAGCTAAATCAGCCAAAGTGGCTATCGCGCTAGCAAATTTAGTCTCTTTCTCGGAGGTTCCACCTTCAGGGGCGGGCTCTTCGAGGTCCAAAGCGGCATCTTCGGGGCCTTCGTCCTCGGGTGCTTCCTCGTGCTCACCCTCAAGAACTTCTTTGTCAGCATCATCTTCGTACATGCCGTGGCCCTCTTCCATATCATCTTCATGCATTCCACCATGAGCCTCTCCCATTTCATGCCCCATTTCGGCCATGCCAGGTTTCATCATGCCATGACCCTCTTCCATGTCATCTTCGTCTTCCTGCATGCCATAGCCTTCTTCCACGCTATGTTCGTCCTCATCCATGTAGGTGCCATATTTTTCAGTCAAAAAATTGCTGGTGAGGGGGCCGCCAAGAGATGCTAACTTCATCATCTGACGGACTTGTGTTTCATTTAAGAGTGCCTTCTTGCTCATATCTATATATCTCCTAACAGTGTTAAAGCTGTTTTAACAATAATAAATAGTAACTTAACCATCTAAAGGTATTTTTATTTATAAATCTGGCCTGTGTTTCTCTAGTATATCAAAGATATTTTCAATCGTATCCTCGTCTAGTGCAAACTTCTTTTGAGTTTCTCTGCCTTCGTCCATAGTTTTCTTGGAAATTTCTACTTTTGATTTGCTTTGTTTACCGTTTTCCAGCCTCCACTCATTTAAGTAATCCATAACACGGGTGTCGCCGTTTATATAAGCCGTCACCAAGGCACGGAAAAAGTCGTTTTGGGACATGTCATCGTTTTGCAGTCTTATTTTTAAATCTGCATGTCTTTTATCGGTATCATAAAAGACAACTTTTTTTGTGTTGTTCCCGTAACCCATACTTATCTTCCCATTATGTGTGTCGAACTTTCCGCCTGTCCGCTAGTAGTTTGTCGCAGAAATACCGCCCTATTTTGTAACTCTTGTATACATCGGGAGCCAGAATAAGACAGGCCACTCCTGATGCCAACATGTAACTCTCTGATAACATCTTTTACATCTCCTTTAAAGGGAACGGTTGTTGTGACACCTTCGATTGAAGAAACTTTACCTCGCCAATCTCTCTGTGCCCCTTTGCTCGCCATCCCTCTATACATCTTCCTTTTCCTACCTTGACTATCAGTTATCACATCTCCTGGGGTCTGTTCGGTGCCAGATATAAGGCTGCCAACCATAACCATATCGGCCCCTGCCGCCAGGGCCTTAACTATATCCCCGCTGTTCTTCATCCCGCCATCGGCAATGATTAAAGATTTCCTATCAGTGCGCGACACATCCATAATAGTTTGTATCGTGGGAACCCCGTGACCCGTTTGAATACGTGTCGAACATATCGAGCCACCCCCGATTCCGCATCGGATAGAGTCAGCTCCCCAGTCTGATAGATCGTTAAAGGCCTCAAGCGTGGCAATGTTGCCAGCCATGATGTGTACTTTGTCTACTCTGTCCTTTATAGTTTTTATAGCTCTTTCCACCATAATGTGGTGTCCGTGAGCAACGTCGATGCATATAACTTCTACTCCATACGAAGCAAGTTTCACCGCTCTGTCTAAGTAGTCCCCAGTGGCCCCAACGGCAGCGGCAATCGGAGAATTATTCATGTTTGCTGCCAAGGCTACGCGAGCTATTTCACACTGTTCATTAATTGTATTGTATCTATGAATAATTGGCAACAAACCCATGTTTGCAAACGTGGATGTCATATCCTCGCCGCAAATCGTATCCATAGGCGCGGACACAATAGGAGAAGACAAGCGGCCCGCGAACCCTAAGTCAACAGATATGTCCACCTCTTTCCTGCTTTCGATATCACTATACTGTGGTTCTAGTAGTAAATCATCACTGCTTAGAGTTTTTCTCATTTAGGGCCTCCTGTACTTCCTCTATGAACTTCAAACTTTTTTCCCAACATTGCGGGCAATATAAGTTAACACGGTTTTCCTTTTCGCGCACCACAACATTCCATGACATGACTTGTTCCCTATCCCTTTTATCAAAGTCTTTTTCGCATACCAGACAATGGTCTGGCATCTTACCAAACAAACCAATCTTCTCCTCCAACTCCTGATTCCCCTGGCTCTTGGCCTGTTTGGCGGCCTCTCGCCTTTGTTTCCTGTTCATTGTTCCCTCCAGGGGATCACTTTAATAAAAATAGGCGTGCCTTCGCCCATATAAGCACTTACAACATTAAACTCCATCCATTCAATGGCCTCCTCATGAGACATTCCTTGGCTCATGAATATTTCCACACATTTATCATAGTCATATACAAGCAAGGGTTCTCTTGGGAACTGTTGCCCGTATCCTATAATAGCGTCGTCTAAACCATCTGCCGCAAGAGCACCGGGGTTTAACAAGCTCACTTCTTCTCTAGCTGGGTTCATCACTGCTCCTAGTTATTTCTTTCAAGACCATCTCTTTAAAAGCACTTAAACCGTCTGTCAAGTTTTCTGTCCAATCTTTATCCGCAGTGCTGTCTGCATTATCACTTATATATTTATAAGATATGAATGGCACACTTTGTAAATAGCAAACCTTTGCCAAGGCGTATGCCTCCATATCAAAAACATCTATATTGCATATTTCTTGGTTAACGTCTTGAACAAAGTTGTCGCCGGTCCCGCAGACATAGTTTTTGCCTATTAAATTATTCTTTACATGAGAAAAATCTAACATGGTTGGTATATGGTTTTCGAAGGCAGTTTGGCCTCTCTCGAAACCCAAAGGAGTTGCATCCATGTCCCTTTGTAAGAACTTTGTGCAGTCAACCAACTCACCAATTTTTAAGTCTCTACTTCCAGCAGTGCCGTAATTTATTACATACCTTGGTGTATGAGAAAACAGATATTTGACCAAAGCAAGAGTGGCGTTTACTTTACCCACACCCGTATAGAGAGTGTTCCAACCCTCCAACTTACCCTGGGTTTCCGCCTCAAGGGCGCAGACTATTAGTATATTTTCTTTATTCATGCTATACCCCAAATAGGCCAATAAAAAGTAAGACCAAAAAGAGTAGAACTAGCACCATCGCTACGACTATATTTGCTATGGTTTTTGCCACAGAGAGAGCAAGGATTTTTTGTCTAATTTTTTTATTCATATTTCACTAAACTCTTTGCCTCGACGTCAAAACTTTTTGGTATATAAAGGAGGTCTATCAGGACTAAATTATCAATCACGTCGTACCCCGCGAGCCCACACAGGCGATTCACGGCCCCTAAAGTCCCACCGGTTGCCAACACATCATCAACTATTACTACCTTGCCATCGCCGGGGTGGATGCTCAACTCGTCCTCACTGTACTCAGTTTTATACGAGTAAGTTATGGTGGGCGGTGGCAGTTTGCCCGATTTCCTGCATAACACAACCCCTCCTCCAAACTGAAGTGCCAACGAAGAAGCAAACAGAAACCCTCTGGCATCGACGCCAACCCAATAATCAGGTGTGTCGTTCACTAAGCCACCCAAGTCCGTGATCGCGCTTGTATATGCTTTATTGTCGGCCAAGAGAGGCGAAATATCCTTAAAACTTATATCCTGTGAGGGAAAGTTCATAACTTCTTTTATGTAGTTTTTATAATTCATTCCTTATCATCCTTGTATAAGCAGCAATTGGCATCCCGAAAAAGACCCCAGCCAACAAAAAGCCCAAGACTAAAAAATGTGACGGCTGTTTCAATCATTCTTGCCTCTCCGATAAGCACCAACCGCAACAGGCCACAACCCTTCCGCAATCTCCAGGCAAGCTTCGGCAACCTTTTGAATTTCCCATTGTGCTCCTTCATGTGTGCGAAGGTCAATAAATTTTAAGAGATTGCTCAGATTAACCGTGCCATAATATTTGGTGTACATGTTTTGTGGTAACACGCCACGAGCCTGCTCGCGACAGACACCGGCGTCGATCATTTTATTAAAAAGTCGCATACTGTCTTCATGGTGCTTTTTAACAGCTTCACTAGTTTTCTGTACTGGTCTGTAGAGAGTCGGGTCCGCCATTTCATTGGGGTTGCTTGCTTGCCGGTTCGACTTGTGTTGAGTGCGAAACTGCTCAGGCTCATAGAACTGGATGTCTACGTCTGTATACCTACGAGAAATTTCATTATAGCTCCAAGTTCTGTGCCTGTGGTGTTGACTTCGTACAAACAAAGGCACAGTAAACCTAAAAGTAACGAGATTATGCTCAAACGTGCTCGTATGCCGATGCTTGACCAAATAATTAATAAGCCTTTCGTCTTTCTCATCTATCGCCTCTTTGTGTTTGCCAAAGCTAACGCGGGCACTATTAACGATAGTGAGATCAGTACCCATGTGCTCCACGAGGTCAACACAGCCAATTCCGTCTCCATAGACATTTATACTCCTTTTTGTTTCTTTTTCAAATGGCACCGCCTGGGGCACCGTCGCACTAATATCTTTCATTATTAATTCCCAGTAGACCCAAGCGCACCATCTCCACGACCACTAATTGTGATCGGATGTTCGCTATAAAGATTGTCTTCTGTGGTTTCTACAAAACGAGCATGAACAACAGGAATAAGGACTGCCTGTGCAATCTTCATGCCACGGTGAATATCCTGTGCTTCGCTGCCAACATTGTGAAGATTTACAAAGACCTCGCCATTGTAGCCAGAATCAACAACACAAGCACCAACCATAAGTTGCTTCTTGGCTGCATTGCCGCTGCGGTTCATAATCTGAAGCATGTAGCCATGTGGGATGCCAAACTTTAAGCCTGTAGAAAG